CCCGCTACCTTAATTGAAAGGTTTAGCGCAGAAAAAGTAGTTTTTTACCGTGGGCTTGATAATTTTAAAATATACGGCGAAGGCTGGCTTAACCGAGTTGCCGAAGTTAAGAAAATTGCGTCTAAAATGGCATAACTATGGCCCTATATCCAATTAAACTCCCGCCAGGCGTATACCGTAACGGCACACAATATCAATCTGCCGGGCGGTGGTACGACGCCCAATTGGTGCGCTGGTACGAAGGCACGTTACGCCCAGTCGGTGGCTGGCTCAAAGAGAATCGCACAAGCCCTTTTTCTGGTGTGTGCCGCGGCCTCTACGCGTGGAAATCTAACGACTATCAGCGCTGGGCGTTTATTGGTACAAATTCAAAGCTGTACGTCTATAACGGCGGCATTCAAACTGACATCACGCCAGCAAGTTTTCCTGTTGGCCGGGTAGATTCTGTTTACCAACTAGGTTATGGAGTTGGCCCTTACGGCACAGCAAATTACGGTGTGCAGCGCCCCGGTTACGGGTTGGTGTTAGAAGCGGCCACCTGGGCCACAGACAACTTTGGCCAATACCCAGTCATGTGCGCGCCACACGATGGGCGCCTGTTGCGATGGGATCTAGACTTAACGCACAAAGCCGCAGTGGTGGATGCAACAGCCCCGGTCAATTGCCGCGGCCTGTTTGTAACGCCTGAGCGCTTTTTAGTAGCTTTGGGCGCTGGCGGTAACCCACGCTTAGTACAATGGCCGGACCAAGAGTCCCTCTCCGATTGGGCTCCTACCGCACTTAATCAGGCAGGTAGTTTTGAGCTACCAACGTCGGGCTCAATCATGACGGGTCGCCGCATGCGCGGTACAAGCCTTATTTGGACCGATACGGACTTGCACACGATGTCCTACATCGGTACACCCTACGTGTACAGTTTTGATCGTGTAGGGTCCTTCTGTGGCGTGGCCGGGCCTAACGCGGTGGCTGCCACAGACTCAATCGCTCTGTGGATGGGCACAAACGGCTTTTACATGTACGACGGTGTGGTTAAACCCCTGCCGTGCGACGTACAAGACTACATTTTCTCAGACTTAAACAAGGTGCAAGCCGCTAAGATTTACGCGGGCATCAATTCGTCGTTTGGCGAAGTTTGGTGGTTTTACCCATCGTCCTCGAGTACCGAGAATGATCGGTACGTAATTTATAACTACCGCGAAGGCCATTGGTCGATCGGCCAGTTGGCGCGCACAGCTTGGACGGGCTCTGGCGTCTTTAATTGGCCCTTGGCCACTAGCCCAGATGGCTATTTGTACAGTCAAGAGAATGGCTGGACGAACGACCAAGCCCCGATTGTCTCGCAACGTTACGCGTTGTCTGGCCCCACGGAGATTGGTAACGGCGACAACATTGTGATTGCGCGTCAATTGTTGCCTGATGAAAAGACTCAAGGCCAGGCTCAAATTAGCTTTACAAGCAAATTTACGCCTGAAGGCACAGAACAATCCTTTGGGCCGTACACACTGCAGCCGTACACAGACGTGCGTTTTACCGGCCGGCAAGTGTCAATGAAAATCATCGGTGCGGCCGATGATGATTGGCGTGTGGGTATTGTCCGAGTTGATGGTGTGCCCGGGGGGAGACGATGAGATTACCCGTCCCACCTGGCCGGTACGACCAGACTCTTGAGGCTCAGCGTAACTTGACCCTCGAGCAGGCTGACTTGCAGAATCTGAAGCGCCAGGCCGACGTCGAAGTGACAGAGCCCCAGCGCCTAATCTTGCGCTCGCCAAACGGCACCCGCTATAAGCTTGTAGTAAGCAATGTAGGCGTATTAACCGCGACAACTCTATGACTTTATTGATTAAACCCGAATGGCTTGAGGCCGACGGGACAGAGCAAAAATGGGTGTCTGAATTTAAAAGAGTGCAAAAACACCTTGAAAATGCATTAGAATATAGTGCAGGAATGCTTAATTTGCAGGACATTCTAGACGCCATTGCAATTAGTGAAATGCAATTATGGGCCGGCGAAGATTCTGCGATTGTTTCTCAGATTTCGGTTTACCCGCGTAAAAAGATATTGCATTTGCCTTTTGTTGGCGGAAACCTCGAAGAACTAGAACGGATGGCGCCATCAATTGTTGCGTTTGCAAAACACATAAACTGCGACATGATTACGACAGCCGGACGGCGGGGCTGGGAGCGCACCTTTTTGCGCCAATATAATTTTAAGCCAATGCATTACGCGATGTACACGGAGATTTAATTATGGCCAATTTGTTAGGATCATCCAGCACTGCCAAGCAGACTTCTGAGTCGGCTCTCGATCCGCAAATCAAAGACGCTTTTTTGAACAATTATTCAAATGTTCAAAAAGTCGCCAGCAATCTTCCGGTTCAACAGTTTTCACCCCAAACTGGGCAATTTTTTGCAGGCGAAAACACAGTTAATAACGCAGCCACAACGGCAAACCGGTTGCAAAATACTGGGCCTATGTTTATTACATCCCCGAGCGCAAACGGATCTACGGCCGGAGTGTCCACCGCGGACGCGTCTTTGGCCACGTCAACAGGCTATACCGGAGTCGGTTACGACCCTACCTATGCTAATTCAAGAGGGTACTCGCCTCTAACTGGCAGCGCTGCGCAATTAAACGGCAGCGACATTAGCAATTACATGAACCCGTTTACTAGCCAAGTTACTGACACAACTTTATCTGATTTAGATCGCGCGCGCCGCATGTCATTGGTTGACAACAGCGCTACCGCTACTAGATCCGGTGCGTATGGCGGCACCCGCCAAGCGGTTGCGGATTCCCTTACAAACGAATCTTTTGGAAGAACTGCGGCAAGTACGTTGGCCAATCTAAATAACACTAATTACAACACCGCGCTGACCGCTGCGCAAAATGACGTTTCAAATCGTCAACAAACTAATTTAGCAAATTTAGGGTACGGCAACACGGCTGCACAATTTGGGGCTGGCGCCTACAATACCGCGGCACTTACTAACGCTGGCTATGGGAATACTGCGTCTCAATTTGGAGCAAATGCTACAAATACCGCAAATCAATTTACCGCAAATGCGGCAAATACCGCGTCACTGTTTAACGCGGGGCAATTAAATGATTTGTCAAAATATAATTCTGGGCAAATCAACAACACTGCTATGTTTAATACCGGGCAAACAAATGATTTGTCAAAATATAACGCTGGGCTAAATCTTAATACGCAAACTGCAAATCAAAATGCATACGCAAATAATCTGTCTCAACAACTTGCCGCCGCAAATTCTGGCAATACAATTGGCGGCAACCAGGCAAACCTCGGTATGACAAGCCAAGCGTACAACCAAGCTATTTTGGATGCGCAACGCAATTTGCCATTGCAACAACTTGCGCTAACAAACCAAGCGTTGGGGATCAACCCAGGCGGCGGTTCTGGCATGGTAAGTTCAGGCACCGGCACTACAAAATCTGGTTCAGGCTTGTTTGGATTTAACGGCCTCTTCGGTTAAAAAGGAACGATTATGGCAACTTCAGGTGCACCCCCAGTTACCAGCTTTTTTATGCCGCAAAACGTGTTGGACGTTGTGTCGCAGCCGCAGGCTCAAGCCGCGGCCGACCAAGCACGCAACACTTTTTTGTTTGGGTTATTGAGCGGCGATATTGGCGCGGCGTATAACAACGCACAGAACCAAGGATACAACGCGTTATCCAACGGCATGACTTTGGCCGAGTCGGCTCGCAAGAACCAATCAAACGCTCAATTGACGCAAGCTGCGCAAGGGGCATTTGAGACAGTCCCCGGCACTGGCGTAGGTGAACCTGGATCGCCGGGTTATGTCGCTCCTCAATTTAAATTTAACATGGGTCGGTTTCTTGAAAACCCAATGGTCCCCATGTCTTTGGCGACTAACCCAAAAGCATTGCAAGATTTGCTTGGGCAAGACTTAATGAATGTCAACGGGATGTTGGTTGACAAAAAAGATCCTAAAAACGTAGAACGGTTTATTCCGAATTTGCCAGAAGGCGCTATGCCTGTGGGCAAAGACGCAAACGGCCAAACAATCTATGGTTTTGCTCCTGGCGTTACAGGCATGCTTGGCACAAAGGCCGGTATTACCGCGTCTACAAATCAACGCTACAACACGCCTCAAGGCACTATTACCGGGCCCAATAACAGCATTGTCCCAATGACTGGGTTGCTAGAATTTCAAAGAGATTCGTCTGCGTCTACCGCGGCCGGCGCGCAGCCGTACAAGACATCACCTAATATCATTACTGGTGTCGACAAAAACACCGGCAAACCTTTTGCAATGAATATCCCTGGGTCAGTTAACGCTTTGGCCGAGCAATCGTTTGCGGACAATTTCACCAAAAACATGTTCATTCCCGATCCAGTTTTTGACCCTGTTACTCAAACCTACCGTATGGTTCCCCGTGCGACCATGTTTAGCGGCGGCACACACGGTGGGTCTGCTTTTCCCGGCGCTCCCGCATTGCCAGGTATTCCGGGCGCGCCAGGGTCGCCAGGCGCCGCCGGCACCCCCGCCCCCGGTGTCAATCCGTTGGCTAACGCACCAATTGCTCGGCCGGGAGAAAGTACCGTTGCCGGCTCAACAGCGGAAGGCGGCTTGTACGGCAAACAGCTTGAAGCTTATCTTGACGCAAGTAAAACTGCCGGCAGCCGCATTACAAACGCTAAACTGTTGATGAATGTGTCAGACCGTATTAACGGTGACAGACTCACGCCAGTTGAGGCCGAAGTTAAATCCTACTTAAACGCTTTTGGTATTACTGGGGATGCTACTAAACAATT